TCTTCACTGTAAATTCACCCAGTGTTTCTTTCCAATCCTTGATCTCTGCATCAACCTGCTCAGTGAACTTAGCTGAATCGAGCACGTTCTCTTCAGAAACATACTCATTATGATCAAGCTGTTTTCTGATCTTCTCGTGCAATCTTACAGGAATGTTATTCTCAGACAATTTAGCACTTACGATTCCATCTGCCTGATTTTTAATATCTTTCTCCCTGCGAAGATCCTCTAATTTCTCAAGCTTTTCAATTCTCTGAACATTTATCTGATTCTCATCAGAAAGAGCAGTGTTCTCACTTTCAAGCTCTTTTCTCTTGTTTTCTACCTCTGTCATTTTGTCAGAAAGCTCCTGAATCTTTGCTTCTTTCTCAGACAATTGTCTTTGAATTTCCGCATACAATTCTGGATACTTCTCCTGAAGCTCTTTCAAAGTCATAGACTTTTCCTCCGTTTTGTTCATTTCTTTTGTTTCATTTGTTGTTTTCTCAACAAGTTCCACTAGAACTTCTTCTTCTTCTTCAGATAAAGAAGCAATTTTAGTGTTAGGATCAGCTCCAAACACACATACAGACGCTTCTTTAAAACGAGATTTACGAATGATAGTTCCGGGTCCTTTCATTTTATAGCCGTTCACTTCAGCGGTTTCCCCATCAGAAAGCTCCTCAATTGCAAGTGGATGTATTCCGAGAGAAGCTTGATAGGGAAACTCACCATCAAGATTGGATCTGAACTCTTGGGCAACAGGATTGTTTAGCAGATTGATTTTTTCAAAGAAAACGCCACTCTCTATAGTAGGTTTCTTATTTGAGACTCCAATCTTCTTATCTAATTCATGTTGCTCAAGAATGGGAAATCGCTTTCCATTGAATTGAATCCCACTGACATCAACTGCAAGATCGCCCCAAAAAGAGTAACCTTTGATTATTTTCCCACTGTACGCAAGCATCGAGAATGATTCTCTGCCGTCTTCATCTCTCGCTAAATGCATATCAGCATCATCTTCTGCGAAATACATCGCTTTCTTTGGGATCTTCATTAATCTCTTGCTCACACAATCACCTCCCTTTTGAACCTATTTTTCCTTCATAACATTTTATCGTAAATTAAATTGATTACTATTCTTTATCACTAGGATCACCCTTAGGCTCAGACTCCTGCTTTTCTTGCGCACTCTCTTGATCAATTACAGACAAAGTATCAGGAAGTATCTCATCTTCAAGAGCTTTTGTACGTCTGAGAGAACGATAATTAGAAAATCCAAGTCTTTTTGCAACTTGATCTCTGGGAATTCCCAAAGTATCTACTACAGAAGCATGTTTTGATCCTAGTAATGCTTTTGAAATTGCTCCTATATCTTCAATTCGTGAAGTCGGAAAACAAATATCAATCAATTTATAAACTTCTTTCTTAACCCGCTTTTTAACATTTTCTTTATTCTTGAAATCAACAACTTCTTCTACATTTCTAATGTACTTAAAATCAGGTTTCGCTAAAGAACGCAATTTACAGATAGGGCGCCAGAAATCATACGTAAGAAACAATCTGAAATAATGCAGTTCATCATTGATTCTATCTCCTTGAGGTCCTTGAGATGCTTTGACTGAAGCGTATGAACTGCGATAGTCACCAAGCATCACGTCTTGAGGTCTTTGTAGACCTGAACTGACCATCTGCATTATATCTGTATCTTCATCTGATATTGTCGTAAGTTTTGGATTTATACATTCTAAAATCATTCCTGGAGGAAGCACTAATGTTCCGCCTGGATCTTTTGGCTGCATTATCCCTGTCTTTTTACGCTCTGCGTCACTCATAGCGAGCCAGCCTCTGAATGCTTTCAAATCTTCCATTCTGATTACCCAGAGATAAGCTCCACTAGATTTTTTATGGTCAATTTCATATTTTTTCAGGGTTTCATAATGATTTACCCATTCAATAGTGGTCTTAATATGACTTGCATTTCTCTTTGTCAGAAAGCCTTTGTTCCAATGTGCCATGAATCTGCGATACCCGTTCATTGATTTGTAAGGCTCTCTATCAGGATTATCAGCTTTAGCGTATCTGAGCTTGTCTTCACGATAACTTGAATGATCTTTGACAGTTTCTTCAAGTTCAGGATAATAACATATATTAATTGATGGAATTAACGCCTGCTTGTCTTTCAAACGATGATTACTGCGTGCGTTATCGAAATGCACATTGAAGAATAAAGGAAAAGTTTGTTTAGTAGGATGAAATAAAATACCTGAATCTTTGTCACCCCCTCCTCGTACAGAAGAAGGAGATATGAAGTCAATTTCAACAAATCCATCATCATGTAGCGTATAACAGAGGAATAATTCTCCCTCTATTTCTGTTCGAGCACAGAATTTAGGCATATTCTGATAAATAGAATTACGGGGGTCTTCACAAATTTCATCAATATCTTTCTGAATATCACTTAATTGTCCTGTGAATTCGAATCCCCAGCCTGCCATTCTGCCCATTGTGTCTCTAACATGAGAACTAATCTGAGGATTTGTCTCTGCTTTGAGCCAACACTGCTGTTGCAGTTCATGTAAATCTTGCAGATTCTTTTCTGTAACAGCATTAAAACCGTCTTCATCTTTAACTATTTTAGATAGTGATCCCCCCATTAGAGGAAATGAAAATGTACGTAAAATTTCGTCAGGAACATTTCTCAGATAATGAACAGTTTCTTCTTGCAACAAAGCTTCAGCAGGAATTAAATTCACACCTTCATCTGAAGCTATATTTCGTCTTCTTCTACCCATTATCTTCCTCCCATAATATTGTAGACTCCTAGAGTGCGCTGATCAGCTATGAATGTCCCGTAATCTGAAACTCCCTTTCTAACTCGAAACTCTTGAACGCCGTAATCTCTCCCGCCATACATTCCCCACGCTAACGAGAAAACAGCATCATCTTGAACGCCTCTATTTTCCTTTTTCTGTGGACTTCCGTACCATTTTCCTTCAGGATGATAATCAAACATCTTCAATTCTTCTTCAAGAATATTTTCCTCTTTTGATCCAGGAACCAAAATATTTGCGCTTTTGAAACGACTGTTGTTTATGACGATAAAAAGCTCATTGAAAGCTTTTTTCTGTAAAGTATATGAAGGAAACACAGCTTCGAACTTGATTTCATTTTCTTCGCACCAAGGAGCTAAATCCCAAGCTCCCCATCTTTCTGAACAGAATGTGTCTATTCCATCGAATTCCAAATGCACTTCCTTCAATTCCCGTTTAATATCCTCAAGTGAAGAACTCTCTATGTGCGCTAAATGCACTAAAACGTACAAATAACTTGGCACTTCTATCTGCACTTTATTGTTATTTCTACTACCTGTCAATCCCTTAGCTACTGCGGTCACAATAGTACGTGCATTTGGATCTTTTGCAAGCGGATCTGATCTATCCAACCCAGCATGAATCGACCAATTCGTGTCGTACACATCAGACAATCTGTTTAACTCGGATAAAGTCATCATTTTCGGCATTGCCACAGAAAACAGCTTATAAAAATCATTCATTGGAATCAATTTTCTACGAATATGAGTGATTTTTTCAAGCATTTGCATCTTAATTTCTTCTTTTTGACCCGCTTTTCTGCGTCTGGACTTCTTATTCTTGCGTTTATCGAGATTATCCATACGAATTTCGCATTCTTGAATATCCTTTTGCAAATGTTGAACAGTCCCATCATCTATTCGGATTATTTTTGACTGATCTTTGTATCCAAAGTAAAAAATCGACTTCACAACAGGTGTTGTAAACAATTTTCCACTTTCCAACTCCCATGTATTTCTGAAATATCGATCAAAGTCAGCAGGAGGGAATTTTCTGCGATAAGAATCAAGCTGATCTTTATCCATGAATGGATGCCAGTACTCATCAGGAGTAGCATTAGGAGCACTTCTGTAACTGAAATACGTTAATCTATCATGTCCATCTCTTGATCCGACATATAATCTGTAAAGAACATGTTCTTTTGTACTTACTGTACTGTCTATTGTTCCTAACGCATTTATAATGTTTCGAACTGATCCATCTAACTGAACAAAAAATTTAGGATCTTTCATATCGAACATTTCAGAGAATGTGTATCCTGTGATATTCGAAACAATTCCTGAAAATGATGAAATAGGCTGAAAGCTTGAAGTAACTTCTCCTTTACTGTTTTTTAAATACGTTCCTTTACTTTGGATGTTCACTTTTCCTAAAACATTCACAAGTTTTGGAGAATTCAGAATAACTGTCTGAATCATGTCATAATGCACAAATCTTGTCTGCTCTTTAGACAATGCACCGAACACTATCAACTGACGGGGAAAGCAGAAGTACTTCCATAACTGCACTAAGCAGACCATGAATGATTTTCCTTCTCCTCTAGGCCAGCAGAAAACAATCAATCTGTACACGAAACGATTATTTTGCATTTTCAAAGCTTCACGCATTTCTGCTTTTTGCGCTTCCCACATCTGTTTGAATGATTTTCCTGTCACAGGATCAGGCTCATCAGGAAGATTACATGGATAAATCCATTTAGGAATTGGTGAATTTCTTTGAGGAACAGAAAAGCGTACATTCTCTTCAACAAAAGCTATAAATCCCTCTGCTCCCTGTTGATAAACAGGTATTCTATTTGGATCTATTCTTTCCATATTTTAAGTTTCCTTTTCTGTTTTTCGATTCTTTCTACAATATGAAGGAACTTCCTTTTCAGGTTTCTTCTTTGGACGCCCTCTTTTACGTTTAATTTTCCTTTTTTTATTCTTCGTCTTTGTAGAAGATTTTTCAATATACGAAATCTGCTTATCACTGACTTTTTTTCCTGTCTCAACAGTATTGTACTTATCGAGATCGAGACCTTCTCCTTCTTCATCTGCATCAGGGGAATCTTCTTCATCAAAATCCCAGGAAGTTCCCTTCTCGGACACACTCTTATCTGCGTCTTCATCTTCATCATCCCCCTCTACAGCACTGTACATAGCATCTATGAACGCAGAATCTCCAACATCTCTGATATTCATTTTCATTCTTTTACTGCTTCCTATGTCTTTCCAAACAGTCGTAATCGTCTTAATAATCTCTCTGATCTCTTTATAAATCGGATTTATCTTCGAATCCCCTCTCGCTGTACGCATCAATAATTCATCATTATCAATCTCTAGCAATTTGAACTTAAAAAGCTGTGCATAAAGAGGAAGCAAATGAAATCCTAACTTTATAACACTCTCCTGCTCACTCTTTTTCGCAGAACGCATCTTCTCAACAAAAGCATAAATAATACTCTTCATGTACCTCTGCTGCATCCTACACTTATCAGTTCTTCCCTGTTTTCCAAGATCCTCTCTTCTCATTGTCCAATGCTTCACATAAGTACATCTCTCAAAAAGTCCACAATCCTCGTATCTGCACTTGAACGCAAAATCCCACGCAATCAAATAAAAACTCTTCTCTGTATCTGAAGAACAGTTCCAAGTACCTTTCTCTAACTTAACTGCTCCTATATCATTCCTGACTGCTCCCGGAAGCCTGTTATCCCACTTTCCTAATGACATTATTTTTTTCTCCGATTTATTCTTACGTCCATATTTCTGAATATACGCATCATTATAAATACATGTCAACAGTTGATGAACAGTTGAGGAATAATTCTACATTAAAATGAATTTGTAATCATACGTTCATAACTACGTGCATAA